CAGCACTGTGTGTGATCTTTGTTTTCTCAGCACTCAACTCTAAATGGTACTGCGTTGATAGAAATTCTCTCAGAATCTCTTTAATTTCTTCACAGTCTTCTCTGCTTCCGCTGATTCCAATTAGAAAATCATCAGCATATCGGCAGTATACAAGCTTTTTATCGTCGGACATTCTTGCGGGCGTTTTCAATTTTTGATTGCACACCGCTTTATATTCCTTGATTGCAAGCTCACGTTCCTCACCTTTTACCCTGTCAATCTTCTTTTGAAGTGTCTGCCTTCTTTTCGCTAAATGAAGATATTCCGGTGTCTGGTGTCGTGTAGACTGCTTATCGAACTTTTCCTTGAGTTTCATGACTTTCCGGTCAAGCTCATGTAGGTATATATTTGCCAGAATAGGGGAAATGATTCCGCCCTGTGGTGTACCGGAGATTGTGGTATGATATTGAAAATCTTCCACATAACCTGCTTTCAGGAAAGCTCTGATAATATTGATAAATCTGCTGTCCTTGATTTTGACTTCTAACGTTTTAATAAGCACTGCGTGGTCTATATTGTCAAAGCAACCCTTGATGTCGCCTTCTATGAACCATTTTACAGAACGAAAATTTGTCTTTATCTGGTCGAGAGCTGTATGACAACTTCTCTCCGGTCTGAAACCATGTGACTGGTCATAAAATAACGGTTCATAGATTGCTTCCAGAAACATTCTAACCGCCTCTTGCAGAAGTTTATCTCGAAATGACGGAATACCCAGTGGGCGCATTTTTCCGTTCTGTTTCTTGATATATTCTCTGCGCACAGGCTTCGGTTTGTACTTTCCTGACCTCAATTCTTCAATCAGTTCATGCACATATTCAGCACTAAAACCGTCAGCAGTGTCGTTGTCACTTCCGGGAGTCATTGCTCCACTGTTTGCATATAATTTCTGGTAAGCTGCAAAATAAATGTCCTCTCTCAGAAGGTAGCGAAAGAGTCTTGTAAAGACTCCGTCGTGATGTTCCGAGGAACTTTTATTGACACGCTCCAAAATCTCCGATGTTGGATTCATGAGGATTCTCCTCCCTTTCATCTTCTTACTTTGGAATTAACAAACTGCTTCCCTTCGCCATGTAGTGGGCGTTATCCACCTCGGACTACTACGGAAGCTCCGTTGCCATATGGAATATTCAGTCTCGAATAGACATAGCCTTTCGGCATTTCCACTTAGGCAATCCCTGTTTAACGATGCTTATAGGCAAGTGATAACTGTCGGATATCATTTCGGTTTATCTCACGTGTTCTCACGCTTGCTTCATGACCTATAGCAGACACCATAACGAATTCAATATTATGGTGGGGTCATGAGAGTGGTTTCAGGATAATTTCCACACCCTCCCACGAAAAAGGAGCTAACCTTTGCTTTGGCAATCCAGCCTTATCCTTATGTTATCTTGTCATTGCAGGTACTACTCGCCTCATATCCTTTTGACGTTTCCTGCGTTTCTGCCGTGCTGTGTTCCCGTGTCCAGTTTCCTGTCATCGGTTAGGCAGATTGACAACCGCTCTGCTGTGCGGTGTAGAGCCTAATCTACTGTAAACATCGCCTTTTACAGGCGCACAAACTCATCCGGCACAAGATAGCCACCCTCTGCGTCTGTGCCAATGTGCAAATCATCGTGGACATCGATCCAGTTACGGTTTCTGATACTGTTCCAGAATGCTGTTTTATAGGTGTCGCTTGCTGTACCCGCCTTTTCCGTTACATTCGGAGTTGCAGGTTTGCCGAGAACAGGAGTGGAAGTTGCCTTGTTCATTTCGGCTTCGATTTCAGCCTGTCTTTCCAGACGCTGGATTTCCTTTCCAAGGTCTACAATCGTCTGTTCCATTGCATCATAGGTCTTGGAATCTTCCTCACTGAGCACGCCGTTTGCATTTCTCTTGCTGTCGAGAAAATCACGGGCAGTGTCCCAAGCCTTCTTTCTCTTTTCTCTGAGTTCTTTAATCGTCATAGCCATAGTTAAAATCCTCCTTAGTATTTCAGTAATGCCAGTCTTTTTTCAAGCTGGTCAATGGGTGTGCCAGTAACGGATTCTGCTGATGCAGATACTTTGGATAAGAATGCAAATAGATTCTTCGATTTGGAATAGGTCATTGCGGTCAGTGTATCTTCTTTTTCTTCTTCATCCTGTTCTTCCTCTTTAGGAACAACAGGCATTTTCTTCTCTGCAAAGAGAATCCCGTCCACAAATCCCATTTCATGAGCCTTTTTCGCATTGAGCCAGGTTTCATCGGACATCAGCTTCGCAATTTTGTTTCTGCTGAGATGAGATTTGGTTTCATAGGCGTTAATAATGCTCTCTTTGACTTCTTCCAGAAGTTCAATTGCTTTTTCCATATCTGCTTTATTGCCTATTGCTGATGTGGAAGGGTCGTGAATCATCATTAGGGCAGTCGGTGCAATCAAGGTTTCATCGCCTGCCATTGCCACAACAGACGCAGCGGAGGCAGCAATGCCATCAATTTTTACGGTAACCTTGCCTTTGTGATTTTTCAGCATAGAATAAATCTGACTCGCTGCAAACACGTCGCCGCCCGGTGAGTTCAGCCAGACTGTCAGATTTCCGCTTACTTTTGATAGTTCATCACGAAACAAAGCAGGTGTCACTTCATCGCCCCACCAAGTATCTTCAGAGATAGGACCGTTAAACAAAAGCTCTGTTTCCGATGTATCTTCATTTTGGATAAAGTTCCAGAATTTCTTCATTTGGTTTTCTCCTCCTTTTCTGAATTTTGATTTGCAAATGCTCCTGCATCTGCGAGTTTTGTAAAGCTGCCATTTACGAGGTACAGGTTTCCGCCCTCTTCCTCAGAAAGCATATTCATATCTTCAAGTTCTCGGATGTCATTCGCCGACATCCAGCCGTTTTGTCTTGCAGTAGCATAGCCCTGCATACGGGAAGCATAATCGCCTCGCAAAAGCCCGTCCACATTGAATTTCACGAAATACTGCCCTTTTTCAGAATCAGAAAGAAGTGCTTTCTGTAAAGACTGCTCCCATCGGACGATCCAAGGATCGAGGCTATATTTCACGAAATCAAGGGATAAATGTTCTACGTTACTGAATGTTGCATGGTCAAGGTCACCGATCATATGAAGCGGTACACGGTACATTCTTGCTATTTCCTCAATCTGAAACTTTCTGGTTTCCAGAAACTGTGCTTCATTGTTTGGAATTGCAATGGGGGTGAATTTCATGCCCTCCTCTAAAACTGCGACCTTGTGAGCATTTCTTCCGCCATAGGCTCTTTGCCAAGCATCACGCACACGCTCCGGATTTTTGATCACTCCGGGGTGTTCTAACACGCCACTTGGTGAAGCACCATTTCCGAAAAACGATGCCCCATATTCCTCACAGGCAATAGAAATGCCGATTGCATTTTTCGCAAGTGCAATCGGCGAATATCCAACCAGTCCGTCAAATCCTAAACCCGGAATGTGCAGGACTTCATCGGCGTAAAGAATGATGTCTCCCTGTTCTTTCAGATTCGGATTTGCTTCATCGTAACGGCTGTAAATGTATATCAGGCGGTTTTTCTCATCACGGTCAACCTTCATCTTATCCGGCATCAGAGGATATAGTCCCAAAACATCACCTCTGCCGTTACGGATAATCTGTGCATAGGCATTGCCGTAGATCAGCAGATGGGACATCAGGGTTTCTCTGAAGACAAACGATGTCATTTCAGGACTCGGCTGATCGTGGAGTAAAAAATAGAGCGGATGCCGTGGCACTCGCTCCTTTCCGCTATCGTTGTATTTGTACAAATGCAGTGGCAGCTGTGCGATAGCCTCCGACAAAACTCTCACACAGGCATAAACCGCAATATGCTGCAGGGCTGTTCTGTCGGTGACTCTTTTTCCCGCATTGCTTCTGCCGAAAAAATATGTGTATGACGGGCTGTCATAACTGTTTTGAGGCTTATCTCTGGACTTGAATAGTCCGCTGAAAATTCCCATAAAATTATGCTCCTTTCTTGACTTTTCGTATATGGATGTGGTATAATATGTGAAACTAAATGTAGGGCGTCTGCCTTACAAATCGGAATTTGTGAAGGCAAGTGAATCGAATACTACGATACAAGATACCATGGAGGAATATAAGAATGTCGAAAGATGAATATTTGATAACCGATGCACCCCTCAAAGCGTTGACGGTTTTTGCAATGCCGATGATTCTTGGGAGTTTTTTTCAGCAAATATACAATATGGCCGACTCCATTATTGTCGGTCAGTTTGTTGGTTCTTCTGCACTTGCAGCTGTCGGTGCCTGTGCAGCATTGACCAATGTGTTCATTTGTGTGGCACTGGGAGCTGGCGTAGGAGCCGGTGTGCTTGTGAGCCGTTATTTCGGAGCCAAAGAGTATGGCAAAATGAAAACAATCGTGTCAACCTCATTGATTAGCTTTTTGCTTCTAAGTATCTTCCTTGGTGTTTTTGGCTTTTGCTTCTCCAACTCGATGATGCGTGGATTGCAAACCCCTGCCGACATACTGGATGACGCAGTGCTGTATCTGCGGGTCTATTTCGTGGGCTTTCCGTTTCTGTTTATGTATAACATTTTTTCTACCATGTTCACCTCGATCGGCGAATCCAAAATTCCGCTGGGACTGCTGATTTTTTCGTCCATCCTGAATATTTTAATGGATCTTTGGATG